TGACCCTTCGTTCGCTGATGTTGACTCTGCCTGTGCCAACAACACTGTCCCAGCCGCAGTATGCGCCCCTCGCAATGCTTTGCCTGAGACTACCTTGTACGTTCCACTTCAGTTCTGGTTCTGCCGCAACCCTGGTTTGGCATTGCCTTTGATCGCACTTCAGTACCACGAGGTCCGCATCAACCTTGAGCTTCGTCCTTCCGATGAGGTTCTTTTCGCTGTCACTGACCTTTCTGAGACATCGAGCAAGGGATCCGGTCAGTCTGTTAAGGATGCTGTTTCTTACCAGAAATCCCTTGTGGCTGCTTCCCTCTACGTTGACTACGTTTTCCTTGATACGGATGAGCGTAGACGTATGGCACAGAACCCACACGAGTACCTTATCGAACAGCTTCAGTTCACTGGAGATGAGTCGGTTGGTTCTTCGTCCAACAAGATCAAACTTAACTTCAACCACCCTTGCAAGGAGTTGATCTTTGTTGTTCAGCCTGACGCTAATGTTGACTACTGTTCTTCATTCTTGAATGGAACACACCTTAATAAAGCTTTGGGTGCTCAGCCATTTAACTACACTGATGCTCTTGATGCACTTGTTAACTCAATCTCGGCATTCTCTGGTCCAGCTGCATTGTATCTTAATGAAAACCTTCAGGAGGATGGAAATTCGGCATTTATTGATCAAGTTGGTGGCGGTATGTTCCAGGATCCTGGAGCTGATACCAACAAAAATCTAGGAATCCAGTGGGGAGAAGCTTTTGACCACACTAATCCTGCGGTATTTAACAATGTGTTCCAAAACACCCCTGCTACTGGTACCTCTGGTGATTGCAAGGCAGTGCCTTCCAGTGGTTTTTGCTGGGCACCAACTTGCACTGGCCCTGATATGAATGTTCCTTTCCCTGTCAGTCAGATCCCTGACTCTGGTGTTTCGGATGCTGGAGCCTTCGTTCTTGCGGAGACCGCTCTTAACTTGCACTGCTGGGGACAGAACCCAGTCGTTACCGCTAAGCTTCAGCTTAACGGACAGGATCGCTTCAGTGAGCGTGAAGGTACCTACTTCGACCTTGTTCAGCCATACCAGCACATCTGGTACATGTAACATGTCCAGAATTGACAATGCTACCCTTCAGTTGGTACTTTCCACCAATGCTATTGGAGGTGATGCTACCGCTAAGGTCCGTGTCTACGCCACCAACTACAATGTCCTTCGTGTCATGAGTGGTATGGGAGGCCTTGCATACTCTAACTAAGTTTAGAGTTAACAAACTCATTATCATTTTAATATAATAATTTCGTCTAGAAAATTATTATACGCATTTAATATATATGAATAACGGTCTTATCTTAATCGCTGTATTACTTATTGTTCTTATTTACTTTGTTATGCAAATTCCTAGAAAACACGCTAATCATAAATCAGAAGTAGTTTACGTGAATCGTTCATACCCCCTTTGGAACGCGCCTACCGGATGGGCAAGACCCATTAGACGATGGCCCGGGTGGATCCCCCGCTTTCGCCGCGGTTATGGTCCGCACCCCCGCAGGCGTAGATTCCTTTTCTAAAAATATCCTTATATATTATAAATGACATTTGTTGATGCATTAATAATATTGGTTCTTGTATTAATTTTAGTTGTTATCGTATATAATCTCTTTGTCCATGGAAGAGATTTAGCAATCTTTCCCCGAAAACATCATAGGCGCAATAAAAAACGCAGAGAGGAAGATTATTACCCGGGATCTATTGATGATGATTATGATTCCGATTATGATTCAGATTACGACTCCGATTATGAAGATGATGATTCGGACGCCAGAAAAAATAAAAAACGTGTTGCAAAGAGAAAACATAAAGTTAATCCTCAAAAAATAGCTGATTATGTTTCAAATCATATGCCTTTTCATTAAATAAAAAATTGAATCTAATGTAATTTGATAACTAATTGTCAAACTACATTACAACACCCCCCTAACAATGGGATCAGCAGTTTCATGTTGCAAACGTGTTAGAAAAGAAATCTGTCAAAAGAAAGACAATATTAAAAAAATACCCGAAATTAATTCCAGCGATTATGTAAAGATGCGAAAGATTAGCGATAACTTTTATACATTAACTCGTCGCAAAAAACACTGGTCTAAAAAACAAATTGCATTTCTTGAAAGTATATTGAACTATAAAATGTTTCATCCTATTCCACACTCTTTTGTACGAGAGGCAATATTTGGGACAAAGGATGAGGATGGTGATTATTCAAAATACCCTCCAAAATTTATTTTACTTAATTTCGATTCCAAAAACGGTACAAAACAATCGTTGCGTGGTTTAGCATCAATTTCAGTTGATGGTATTGGTCATCATTTCACATATCCTTATAGGGATATTCCGCCATTGGAGTTTCAATACTATACTTTAGAACTAATTGGTAATATATCTATCCGCAATCAGGTTTGCTCCGCGGCTAAACAACGTAATGGAGTTAAAGTAAAAAGTGGTAAAGATATGTTAGAATTCTTGAAAAAGTTTGGCAAAAAAGGAGGATATCAATATTTTAAACTTAATGCTATGGAAAATGTTATCGGATTTTATTGGAAATACGGGTGGAGATTCCATGAATTTGAATCCACCCAGAGAGAATCCAGTATTGTTACTTTAGCTGACAGAGTAACAAAACTCAATACTGTTAATAGACTTATAAATCCTAAAAAGTATACCATTTTCGATGATTTTAGAGACCGAATCCTTACCAAATATTTTGATCGTTATTTAGACGATTATTACAATATCAAGGAACTAAGTCGTGGAAATAGATGGTCCGAAGATTACGAATATTATGATATAAAAGATACACTTACTTTTAAACGTTGGGATATGCGATTTCAAGGATACCCCATGTATTGGCAATGTAAATAAGCGGATTCTAGAAAATTGAAAAAAAATTTATAAATACTTTTTATTGTACAGCACGCACAAAATACAACAAGATCATGAATATAGGAACACATATCCAAAAATCGGGTACTTTCATTCAATCACTTCTTGCATTTTATAATGCAAAACCTCAAAACTTAACGCGACCAGTGCAACTATTCTCTGGTTCTCCAAAATGGTGGAGGAGACCTAATGTTAAAGAAGAAGATGCTGCTTTAACACGTGCATTTGTCGAATCTAACGATCTATCAGTCTTTGTACATTCATTGTATTTAGTTAATTTATGTTGGACGCCAGAAGAGTTTAGCAAAAAGGCACTTCCATGTCTACAATGGGAGTTTGCTAATGGAGTGCGATTGGGTTTTAAAGGTGTAGTAGTACACTGCGGTAAGTCTTGTAAGATGGATATTAATGAAGCGCTTGATAATATGTATCAGAATATGCTTACTGTAATTGAGAGTGTCGATCCAAAATGCCCTTTACTATTGGAAACCACATCTGGTCAAGGAAGTGAAACTTGTTGGCAATTTGACGCACTTAAAGAGTTTTATAAAAGATTTACAAAACAACAAAAACAAAAAATAAAAATTTGTATAGACACCTGTCACGTATTTGCAGCGGGTCACGATCCTTTAAAGTTTATCCTAGACTGGGATCAGGAATTTCCGGATAGTATAGTTCTTGTACACTTTAATGATTCTAAGGAAAAATGTGGTTGTAAAAAAGACAGACACGAGCGACCTGGTAAGGGAGAGATTGGTCTAGAAAAAATGTGTTTGGTAGCAGGATGGTGCTTTGAAAAAAACATGCCTATGGTAATGGAATAATAATGTAAATAAATATATAATGAAAAAGAAAACTATTTTACCCAAATTAAGGCGATTGGCTATTAATGAAGGAATAAAAGATGAAAAGAAAAAAACCAAAAAAACATTACGCCGTGCAGCAATTGCAAAAAAGGGGAGATTTAACGTATTGAGAATTTACAGGAGGTATAAAAAAGTAAATGAATGTAAAAAAATAACACGAGATATGCGGTATATAGATAAAAAATATAAATTAAATAAAACAAAAAATATATGTGGAAAAAAGCAAAAGGGAGGTAAGAAACAGTTTTTATATAACCCTAATAATCCTAAAAAGTCATTCGATGTTTATATTGATAAAAATCCCAAAGATACTATTAATATTAAATATACAACTGTAAATGATGTTAAAAAAACAATTCGTAAATTAGAACGATTGTATAAAAATAAAAAATACACCCATAAGAGAATTTGGCAAGTAGGTATGATCATGAAAGTAAGACTTGAGGCAATGAAAAAATATAAGAAAACAAGATATAAAAATGCAAAGAATGTAGGAAAAAGATTTAGGTTGGCGAAAAAATATTTTAAATTCCTAGGCAAACGTACCAAAAAGAAAACGTTTAAAGATAGAAAGAAAATGACATTTAAAATCC